GGTAAATCATATGCGATGCTAGTAGACCCGCTTCGTTATTGCTCTAAAGCTCAGCACAGGGCACTCTTAGTAAGGAGGACAATGCCAGAGTTAAGAGACTTAATACAGAAGTCTCAGCTATTATACTCTAAAGCATATCCAGGTGCAAAATGGAGAGAACAAGAAAAAGAATGGCGATTCCCATCGGGAGCAAAGATAGAGTTTGGTTACGCAGAGAACATGACAGACGTTTTACGTTACCAAGGTCAATCATACACATGGATAGGAATAGACGAACTTCCACAATATCCTTCGCCAGATATATATAATTTTTTAAGATCTTCTTTAAGATCCGTTGATAAAGATATACCTGTCTATATGAGAGCAACAGGTAATCCAGGCAATGTAGGTTCACAATGGGTACGAGAAATGTTCGTAGAACCAGCTGAACCAAATACAGCGTTTGACGTAGGGATAGATACACCCGTTGGTAAAAAGTATATTACTAGAAGATTTATACCAGCTAAGTTACAAGATAACCCGTATCTAATGCAAACTGATGATTACTATATCATGCTTGCATCTTTACCTGAAGTACAACGTAAACAATTTTTAGATGGAGACTGGGATGCATATGAAGATTCAGCATTTCCAGAATTTAGTAGAGCAAGTCATGTTGTTGAAAATTTTGAGATACCTAATGGATGGTATAAGTTTCGTGCTGCTGACTGGGGCTATTCTTCTCCTGCTTGTGTTTTATGGATCGCTGTGGATTATAATAATAATCTCTGGGTTTATAGAGAACTATATACTTCCAAAGTTACGGCAGATTATTTCGCAAGACAAGTATTACAATTAGAACGTGGTGAATATATTCGTTATGGTGTATTAGATGTTAGTACATGGGCAAAGAGAGGTGATGTAGGTCCTAGTATTGCAGAGACAATGATACAGCAAGGATGTAGATGGAGACCATCAGATAGATCACCTAAAAGCAGAATTAATGGTAAGTTAGAGATTCACAAAAGATTAAAAGTAAATGACGATGAACCAGGTATTAGAATATTTAAAAGTTGTCATAATTTAATTAGAACTTTATCTACACTACCCACAGATAAAAATAATCCTGAGGATGTAGATACACATGCAGAAGATCATGCTTACGATGCATTACGTTATGGATGTATGAGTAGACCAACACATCCTAGTTATGCAAGTAGATTTAATCAAAGATTTACAGAAGAATTTAATCCCTCAGATTCACAATTTGGATATTAATGCCACTAAATAAAAAAGGTAAAAAAATTAAAAAATCTATGGTAAAACAATATGGCAAGAAAAAAGGTGAAGCCGTATTTTATGCTATGGAAAATTCTGGTAAATTAAAGGGTGTCAAAAAGAAAACTACCAGAAATAAATAAAAAAATTTTTCCATACGATTTAGTAATCGCTTGGTGGGAAGATATTGTTGCTGATTCGATTTGGCTTGATATACCAGATATAAAAAAATCAACTACAGCTATTTGTTGCACAGTTGGATGGTTAATGAAACAAGACGATAAAGTTACAATTTTAATGTCTGATTTTAATTTTGAATCAAACAATGAAATAAAACAAGGTGGTGGTCACACGACTATACCAACTAAAAACATATTAAAGATTAAGAAGATAAAAATATAGGAGACAACAATGAACACATTTGACCCTAAAGCAAAAGTAAAACAAGGTCAGTTTAGTGATGCACCTGATGGCAAACAGCCTAACAGAGAGCATACTAATATTGATTTTGCAAAAGAAGCACCTGGTAAAGGTGAGGCTGATATTTACTTAAAAAATGCTGACTATCCAAGTGAGCCAGGATCTAAGCATGTAGATGATGCTGTATTTAGAATGGCTGATGAAAAGGATTACTAATGGATAAAAATAAAAAAAATAAAGAAATAGAAAAATCTAGTAAACAAAAATATAGATATGTACCTACTACACCTAAAGAAATAGCTACTTCTGAAACTATAATGGAACAATTTCCAGAACTAGCAAAAAATAAAGGTGCTTTAGAAGTTATGGGAATAAAAGAAGTAAGAGGAATGGGTACAGCACCTATGAAAGAAGAAAGAAGAGAAACAGGATTTGATGCAAGAATAAAAAAATCTGCTGAAAAACGTAAACAAAATGCTAAAAAAAATAAAAAACCTAAAGCAGGTTTATACGCTAGCCCTTCTAAAAATTATGGACAAACAAATTTATTAACTGAAAAATAAATTAAAATGAGTCTTGGACCTAAAAGTAATTATATACCTACAGTATATGCAGGTACAAGAAAAAATAAATATAATAAAAAAAATGGAAAAAGAAAAACAGTTAGACGAAGATCTAAAAAAAGCTGAACTTAAAAAAGACAAAGCATTATCTGAAGATCCAAGTGTACTTAAACAAATAAAAATAGGTTTAAGTTATAGGAAGGATCAAGGATTAGCTGTGTTAAAAGATAAAACAAAATCTACTGCTAAAAAATTTAAAAATAAAATTTACGGAGTAACAGATTTATTAAAAACAAAAATAGACTAGGAGGACAACAACTATGATGAAAAGATATATGCACGGAGAACTTGCACCTGATGTAGCTAAAAGACCAAATGATCCACTACAAATAGACCCTAACTCAAAAGTTAT